TTCAGTCACGTTGTCATTATGTTGATTTGACGCTTGACACTGAACACGATAAATATCTTCGTATTCGTCAAATTGCAGAAAGCGGTGAATTGTTCCGTGACTACAATTTTGATGAAGGTGCAGAAGAAGAAATTCTTGAGTTCATGAAAGTCAATGCTAAGAAGTTCCGCGAAATGTCTCTTCGCACAGCATTGAAACTGGCTGACCTCAAGAAGAGCGTTGGTAACCGTTGGCAACGTGTTGCTGAAGTTACAGTTATGAGGAATGGGGCGCGTTGAAAACATATGAAATAAAAGGTGTGGTGACAAGACCCCACACCCCAACTCTTCAATTCAGTCTCACAGTAAATGCAAATGATCAGGCAAGTGCCAAACGCTTAGTTGATTTGCAATATGGATTTGGTGGTGGTAAGATAACCTACCAAAAAGTTTTAGAGATACATCCTAAAAAATAAGCAGCGAGAAATCGCTGCTTTTTTATTGCAATTTTATATTATTCATATTATATTACCATTAATGCTATGTAAAATTATTATACGTGATGAAGTCAATTGTAAATTAGAAGGACTCGATGCGGATACTCGCCGTAGGTTAGTAGCGAAGTTCAAGTATGAAGTTCCTTACGCACGTCATCTACCAAGTGTAAAGTTAGGTCGTTGGGATGGTAAGGTTGCTTACTTCCAACTTGGTGGTTCCACATATATCAACCTACTACCAGAAATTATAGAATGGTTGCAAGATCGCAATTGGGACTTTGAAATTGAAGATCACCGCGCAGCACGGAAACAATTGGAATTTGATGCAATCAATGAAAATACATTTAGCAATAAAAACTGGCCAAAAGGTCATTCGCAAGAAGGCAAGCCAATAGTTCTGCGTGATTATCAAGTTGAAATTGTAAACGAGTTCTTACAAAATCCACAAGGCATACAAGAAGTAGCAACAGGTGCTGGCAAAACAATCATGACAGCGGCACTATCATACAGTGTAGAAAAGTATGGTCGCACTATTGTAATTGTTCCTAACAAAAGTCTTGTTACACAAACAGAAGCAGATTATATAAATCTGGGATTAGATGTTGGTGTTTATTTTGGTGACCGTAAAGAATTAGGTCGCACACATACTATCTGCACATGGCAAAGCCTCAATAATCTGCTTAAGAAAAACAAAGATAGTGAAGAATGGTCATCAATGTTAAATGTTGTTGCCATTATTGTTGATGAAGTGCATCAAGCAAAAGCAGAAGTTCTTAAAGCATTATTGACAGATCACTTTGCTGATGTTCCTATTCGTTGGGGTTTAACAGGCACGATTCCTAAAGAACAATTTGAACGCGCTGCACTACTTGTTTCATTTGGTCAAGTGCTAAATCAATTAAGTGCTGCTGAATTGCAAGAGCGTGGTGTGCTAAGTCAGTGCCATGTGAACATTGTTCAAACTGTTGAGTATAGTGACTTCAAAAACTATCAAGCTGAACTTAAATATCTCACCACTAACCGTGAGCGTTTGGATCATCTTGCAAATATGATTGGTGAAATTATTAAAAGCGGCAATACACTTGTGCTGGTTGATCGTCGTGAGTGTGGTGATGAATTAGTTGCGCGATTACCTAACAGTGTGTTTGTGCATGGGGATATGAAAGTAGATGACCGCAAAGAACATTATGATGAAGTTGCAGACGTTAGCGATAAGATTATTGTTGCTACCTATGGAGTTGCTGCTGTGGGTATTAATATTCCTCGTATTTTTAATCTGGTATTGTTGGAACCAGGAAAAAGCTTTGTGCGAGTTATCCAATCTATTGGACGCGGTATTAGAAAAGCAGAAGACAAAGACTTTGTTCAAATCTGGGACATAACAGCAGATTGTAAATTTGCAAAACGTCATCTTACAAAACGCAAGCAATTTTATAAAGAAGCAAAATATCCATTTACACAAGAAAAGAGCATTTATAAATGAAAATAGCAGTTTGTGGTTGCTCATTTAGTGCAGTAAGTAATTTGCCTGAATATCGTGGCACACATTGGAGTGAAATACTTGCTGCTAAACTTGGTGCAGAACTTGTGTCATATGCTCGTCAAGGAATCGGCAACAATGTAATCAGATTACAAATTGATGAAGCAATTAAAGATAAAGCGGATTGGGTTTTTATTGCAAGCACTACAGAAGATCGTATTGAATTTCCAGTTGAGAAGTTTGTAAAGATTGAAGATGGTTCACCAAATCACAGTGCTAGAAAAGAAAACCGCAATGGTTATCGTTGGGAAGATGGATTAAAGAATTTTAACTATGGTGATGCACATCCTTATCGCATGATTGGCGAAACTATGTTTAGTGTAATAGAAAATTTTGATCACAATTATCGCATTGCTAAAGTTGATAAAAATACACGCATAGCTATGGAAGGCTATGCAGCATTTCTTTATGATGCGCATTGGAAACGCCAAGTAGATAATTGGGTTTTGTTTAGCGGGTTATGGAAACTTGATGCACTTAAAATTCCGTTTTTGTTTAATCCTTGGAATACCTATATTAAAAACAAAAGTTGGACAGAGGATTTTCCTCAAGAATTTATAAACAAATATTTTGCACCACCGCAATTTGCACTAGGTGCATTTTGCGATAGCTATCCACTAACGGGTACAGACCCAGGTTATCATACACATCCTGATGGTCAGGTTGCGATTGCCGAACTATATTATAATTTTGTTAAGGAAAGACAGTGAGAATTATTGCCAAACTCTTTTACCGTCAATCAACGACCAACTTTTTCCTTTTAAGGAATTAGATAATCCTTTATTTTTATTTTCTTTTTTACGAGGAGCCATCTTTCTACCTTTTAATGGGCTGTATCCTCGTTTAACACCTCTTTTAGATTTTGATATTTTTATTTTTTGTTCTTCACTCATAGGTTTATTTTTGTTCGACCCTCCGTTTCCACCTGAATCACCCCCATCTGTTAAATTATGTAATATACCAGTTCCATTATTTTTTCTACCATACCAACGAATCAGTCGTCGCTCTATTGCACACGCTCCGATATTTGTCAAATTTTTTTCAATTATTATTATTTTAGAAGAATCTTTTGGACACAGATCGTTATTATTTCGTCTTTTGTGCGGTTGAAATGCCCGCCGTCCTTTACCTTTACCAATATAGTATGGAGTATAATCTGTTCTTAAATATGCATACACATAATATTCAGTTGAATAAGTATTCAATGCTGTTGCTCCTTGAAAGCGATAGAGTCAGCAGATGTTGGTAGCATCGTGGCTGACATTATTATTTATTATTTGACAATATAAAATATTTTATATAAAGTTAAGTTAGTTTAAGGAGATATTACCATTCGTATACTTACAGTTGATAATACCGTATTTGAAATGAATAATTTACCAGAACAAGTCGATGATTTGCGATTCTGCGTTTTGGATAATAGCAATCCACCAGAAGCAGATTATTATTTCTTGCCGCTGGTATTTTTAGAAAGTTTTAATGATCCAGCATTGGTTCTTAAAATAGGACAACATCGTATCATGATGCCTTATAATTGGCGTATCCTTATTGGAGAAGCAGAGATTGGTGACCTAGAAGCATTGCCACTTACAAAACTTAATGACCGTGGTTTTCAAGCATTTACATTCAATCCGCTAAGTTCATTCCGTGCAGATTTTTTACCTATTGAAATTGAAGATGTTTACCAAGATGTGCGCTGGTATTTTCCAAAACTAAAGAATGGTCAGTTACTTTGTATCCCAATTAGTGAAGGTCCAAAGCCAGTCTGTGCTTACTTCGTTAAAGAAATCTCTCGTGCAAGTGAAACCATTGACATCCAAAATATAGTGTAGTATAATATTATTATGAGCATTTTAGGACCAATACCAAAACGTTATTATACTGATGAGTATCTTGAATGGATGGCTATACTTAAAGCAATGGAAACCAATCCTACGCTTAAAGATGCCGCTGATCAGTTGCGTGTGTTGTATAAAATGAGTAAAGAAGCACAACCTGATGCAATACAAGAGTTGTCTGACTATTTGAGCAAAAGTATGCTTGAACATATAAACCTTGAAATATTAGAAACAATAACTGAAACGATGACAAATGGCAAACGTTAAAACACAAAACAGCGGTATCAGCACTCTTGATTATGATAGCGATAGGACCATTAGTCTACCCATTGGTCAAGCAAGATGGTTAGAAATTCTTCGTGCTACTGAAACCAATCCTACGCTAAAAGACCTTGCTGACCAAATCTATATAATTTATGAGATGAGTGAAGAAAAGCAAAAAGAAGAACGGGATTTTATAGGTGGTTAACAAACTTGACATAGGATATGAGATGGCACAGCTTGATTTGCGTAATCGACAGTTCTATGATGAATTGACGGATGAAGAACGCAAAAAGTTTTCTACATATCTTATGTTGCGTTGGGGCAGTGTAGTAAACGGTATTCCAGAATTGCAGCAATATTATTTGCAAGCAATGAACGAGCGCGTGAACAAACGTTTCTTTGATATCAATAAGCATCCTAAACTACAATGGCTGCTGCTGACCACTGTCTCCCCTAACATGGGTAAGCACCGTCATGAATGGATTGCATACAACAGTAAGACTGCCAAGAACAAGCGCGCACAAAAACTGTTAGAATTATATCCGCATATTAAAAGCGATGAAGCAGAACTGTTGAGCAAAACCATAAGCGATGAACAATATAAAAATATGTTAGTTGAACTTGGATATAGCGACAAAGAAATCAAAGAGGCAATGAAATGACCATAAAAAACGCAACAACTAATGATTACAGAATAGCATTTCTACAAACAAGTGAAACTTTCGGCGGTCAACAATTGATGTTAAACTTTACACCTGAGATTGTTGAATTAGTAACATGGTGGCAAGAATGGAAACCAGTATTTCAAAGCAAAAATGAACTTGTAAAAGATGCATTAGACCAAGCACGAACTTTACACGAGATTACAAAATAAAATGGATTTGGTAACTGTTGTTTATCGTGATGAATTAAATTTGCTTAAAACACAAGCATACAGTATTTCTTACTATTTTCTTGATGAAATACAAAACATATATGTTATCTTAAATGACGATACATTATCATATAGTGATATAGAAACTTTTTGGTGGGGATATCACCAAGATAAAGTAAGTGTATTTCATCGAAGTGATTTTGGTTATCACCCACAACCACATTTTAGTGGTTGGTATACACAACAGGTTTGTAAGATACTTGGCGCGGCACATGCAGAAAGCAATTGGTGCATGGTACTTGATGCTAAAACATGGTTTATACGTCCTTTTGAAATGAGTGAAGTATTTGATCCTTATGCTCGTGCGCGATTTGCATTATGGGATATTCCACACAATTATTGGGATCGTGGAATTGAATATCTTAAAAAACATTATAGCATTCCACGTTTAG